TTTACTCCTATGATCATTCGTGATCTCAAGGGAGAGCCTCAAACCGTTCCATGCGGTCAGTGTGTCGGGTGTCGCCTTGAGCGCTCCCGACAATGGGCCGTCCGCTGCATACACGAGGCCCAAATGCATGATCAAAACTGCTATATAACCCTTACCTACAATAACGTAAATCTTCCTAAAAATGGCTCTGTCGAAAAGAAACACTTTTCGCAATTTATTAAAGACCTTCGGGAACATTTTAAGTTCCCGGGGACATTTCCACAATTCGATCAAGCAAATCGGCTAAAATACTTCAAAAAAGGGCAGAAAAAAGGAGAAATTAAAATTGAATCAGTTTACCGAACTATCAAATTCTACGCCTGCGGCGAATATGGATCAAATTTTCAACGACCCCATTATCATGCATGCCTCTTCGGAATCGATTTCGCAGATAAAGAGTTCTGGCGATACTCTCAAACCGGATTTCCCATGTACCGATCAAAAATCCTTGAAACTCTTTGGACAAAAGGATATAGCTCAATCGGAGACGTTACGATGGAGACTGCTGGCTACTGTGCTCGATATATCCAAAAAAAAGTCTTCGGTGACATTGCCGTTCAGGCTGATCATTATAATGGTCGTAATCCAGAGTTTGCTCTTATGTCTCGTCGTCCAGGATTGGGCGCTGCCTGGTTCGAGCGATATGCTTCTGATGTTTATCCTAAAGATTTTTTTACAATAAATGGAAAAAAAAATCGTCCATGCCGTTATTATGACGATTTACTCAACAAAAAAAATAAGGAGGTCTATGCAAAAATAAAACAAGATCGTAAGGCTAAAATTGTAGAAGAAAACTCAAAGCGTCTCTATGAGAGACATCAATACAAAAAACAAGTAACTAAAACTTTAAAAAGGGATTTTCAAAATGAATGAATCAGAAAAAGAACTACATGACAGAACTGTTAAAGAATATGAAAATGCTGGTAACATGATTGGCCTCTATGCATTTTACGACATCGTATCATCACGTTATGATATACCCTTTTCTTGCAAAAACGACATTAACGCAAAACGGCATTTTATAATGACTATTGACAAAGATGGTACTATTCTTAACAAATTTCAAACCGAATTTTCCCTCCATCGACTCGGATTCTTTGACCTTTTCAGCTCTGAATTTATCGAATGGCAAGAAGTGCTTATTACTGGAAACGAATATAAAAAAGGAGATAAATAATGAAATCAGTAATGTCCCATAATTTTCACCGAGTCCCTAACGTTCAGATTCCACGCTCAACCTTCGACCGCAGTCACGGCTACAAAACTACTTTTGACGCTGGTAATCTTATTCCTATCTTTCTGGATGAAGCTTTACCTGGCGATACCTTTAAACTCAATGTCACGGGTTTCGCAAGACTCTCAACTCCTATTTATCCAATCATGGATAATATGTTTATGGATACATTCTTTTTTGCTGTGCCTTATCGCCTTCTTTGGGACAACTGGCAAAAATTTTGTGGTGAACGCACAAATCCGGCTGACAACATCGACTATTTGATCCCAGTCATTGACGATATAAATAATGCCAGCAACGAATCTCTTTCCGACTACTTCGGCATTCCGACCAAAATAGCCGCAAACCAAGAAGTATCAGCATTACCTTTTAGAGCATACAACCTTATATATAACGAGTGGTTTAGGGATCAAAATCTGCAAGACAGTTTACCTATGGTACCAGATAATGGACCCGATACTATTGCAGACTATACAATACAACGGCGTGGCAAACGTCATGATTACTTTACAAGTTGCCTTCCTTGGTTACAAAAGGGTGATTCTGTTTTGCTCTCTCTAGGTTCTGAAGCTCCTGTTGTTCCCACAGCAACTGCAAAACCGTATTTCAATGCTGGCGCTAAAAGTAATTTTACTATTAAAACAGTTAACTCTTCATTAAACCTTACAACATCTGGTTCTGTCGCTCCTTCTTCCGATGATCTGATTTGGTCTACATCTGGTTTAAAAACAAATTTGTCTGACGCCACTTCATCGACAATTAATGAACTTCGGGAAGCCTTTCAGGTTCAGCGTTTGCTTGAAAAAGATGCCCGTTCCGGAACACGTTATTCAGAAATTCTTAAGTCCCACTTTGGTGTTACCTCTGACGACGCCCGGTTGCAGCGGCCAGAATATCTCGGCGGAGGCTCTACTCCTATAAATATTTCTGCTATCGCTCGAACAGACTCTTCCCCCGGTAAACTTGGTGCTTTGGGCGTAGCTGCCTTTAAAAATCACGGCTTCGTCAAATCCTTTACGGAGCATTGCCTTGTAATCGGATTAGTTTCAGTTCGTGCCGATCTTACATATCAAGAAGGCCTTGACCGTATGTGGTTTCGTCAAACTCGTTATGATTACTACTGGCCCACGCTTGCCCATCTTGGTGAGCAAGCCGTACTTAATAAGGAGATTTATGTTGATGCCGTAACCCTTGGAAATGGCGTAGCTGACCAAGTCTTTGGATATCAGGAGCGCTTTGCGGAGTACCGATACAAACCGAGCAAAATTACGGGCAAATTTAGGTCAAATGATGCTGCCAGTCTAGACGCTTGGCACCTTGGCATTGAATTTGGGGCCCAGCCTACCCTTGACGAAACCTTTATAGTAGACAATCCCCCAATTGACCGAGTTATTGCTACTCCCACGGAGCCTCACTTTATCTATGACAGTTACTGTAAACTTATGTGTACGAGGCCAATGCCGATTTATTCTATCCCGGGATTCGTTGACCACTTTTAGGAGGTAATTATGGGTTTCTTTAGTGGTATAACTGATTTCATTGGAAATGCCTGGGATTCTGTTACCGAAATTCCTGGTAAAATAATTTCCGGACTTTCCGGCGCCGTCAGCGATGTCGGTGGAAAATATCTCGAATCAAAAGTCATTGATCAACCTGCATCAGCGTTAGCCTGGTCACAATCCAAAGAGGCTGCAGATACCGCTTGGGCACGATCTAAAGAAGCGTCAGCTTTACAATTTGATAGAGAGTATGGAGCTTACAAAAATCGTTATCAAGATGTAGCAAAAGACATGGCAAAAGCAGGTCTTAATCCAATCTTAGCTGCATCAGGCGGATTTAACGTAGGATCAGGGCCTAACGCTGCAATGCCCCATGTACCACAGGCTCAAGGTTATCAACCTCAAAGCCCTACTGGAATATCATCTGCATCTTCTCTTAATCTCGCTCAACGTAAAAAAGTCGATGCGGAAACCGCAAAAACTCAACAGGAGACAAAAAAAATCGTTCAGGAAATGCAGTTTATTTTGTCTCAAATAGCAAAATCTGATACCGAGACCGGCCGTATCGCTCAGGAGACTCTCAATCTTATCGTACAGCACAATAAAATAATTGCCGAAATACGTCAGATAAACGCTCGTGCGGACACCGAGGAAATCGCTGCTAAATCTGCTAAACTCCTCGAAGGGTCCCTTGACTTATCCCAAAAAGGGTGGCAACAATTGCAAAAAATTACTGTTGAGGATATCAAAGAAGGTCTTGAGGAAAATGTCATGCCTATTATAAAAGGTCTCAAACAAGGTGTAATCTATAAAATCCAAGAAGCTAAGGATTTTATCAATAATTTTAAGTCACAATTTGGAGGTAAAAAATGAGTAAAATTTATGACGAAACATATTCTTACGATGTATCTATCCCGGACGAAAAAGTTCTTATGCGAAAACATTCTCAACGTCCCGGGAAATCAGATCCTGAAACAGGCCTACCTGTCTATATCACCGAACAGGCCCACAAAGATCAATGTGATATTAACAAAATTGTGCCTAAATACGACAAAACTGGTCTCATTAATCACATATCAGACATAGAGGCCCAATACGGAGACGTCTCCGGCCTCGACTTTAAAATGGCATCCGACCAAGTAATCGGTGCGCAGCAATCCTTCGATAAACTGCCATCACACATTCGAAAAAGGTTTAAAAACTCTCCTCAGGAGTTTCTCTCCTTTTTCGATGACCCTCTTAACAGGCCCGAGGCCATAAGCCTTGGCCTTATAAACTCTTCCTGGACTGATGCCACTGACGGTTTGGGTGAACATGTCAAAAAAGGGGATAATATTCCCAAAGCAGAATAACCTCCGGTACTCCCTTAATCATAAAATGCCCAGGCTTTTGAAAGCCTGGGCAAAAATCAAAAATCGTGCCAACGAAAAATATCATTAAATTGTGTGAAAATAAAATAAAATAAAAAAACATCAATTTATCTAATAAAATCAATAATATATGAGTTTACGTAAAACGAATATTAAGTATAGCCCTTGGCTCTATCTCTCTTAAATCGATTAAAAATGGCCTTATTTGCTTTAAAATAAATCCCCCCGTCCCCCCGTCGATTTAAAAAATCTAAAAACCTTGTCCGTCCTCTCGGGCGATCTGAGGCCAGCGTAGCGCCGCAGGATCGACCGGGAGGCAGACGCCGAAGGCGGCTTAAAAACTGCCCGACAATTTGGAGGGCCCCGCACTATCCTACTTGTATTAATAGTGCGGAGTGACCTAAAAAAAGGTCACGATAAAGCTTGACAAAGCTTAAAGAAAAAAATAAAATAAATTAAAGCTCGATCGAGCATAATTAAAAAAAGGAGATAAAAAATGAGAAAACGTTTTCCAGTAAGTCCAAGAAAATCTCGAAGAATGTTTCGAAAATCCTCTGGTTCTCATCCTGTAAATCGCCGGACTCAATCCGCTCGGGGCGGTGGTAGGCTGTAATGGCTTGCTTTACTCCTATGATCATTCGTGATCTCAAGGGAGAGCCTCAAACCGTTCCATGCGGTCAGTGTGTCGGGTGTCGCCTTGAGCGCTCCCGACAATGGGCCGTCCGCTGCATACACGAGGCCC